TGTTCTCGTGACCATATCGTGTTTTTCTTCCAGCGATAGGTCATTCCAATGAGACACGTGGTCTTTCACGTAGCAGAATGTTGACGACATTCTCATCGACTCGCCGAGACTCCGCAGCACAATTTGTGCCTTCAAGATGCTGCGAATAAATTGAGCGACTCGATTGCCTTGGAGCAGAGCGTCACCTCTACAGCTAACGAGACGACTGTATGACTCGAATGAGCTGTGAAGTGAAGAAGCGAGACCTCCAAGAGAATGCGCGCTGCGATCGCTCAGATTGATCGCTTTCAAAGTAACCAGGCGTTCGCAAAAGACTCCGCGGCGACCGCGGAACGACTTGCGTTCGTTTACCTGGATTCCAAAGTGGTGCAGGGTCTGCGTGTAAGCAGATCTTTCTTCGTCATTACAGAGGCCGATGAGGTCGTCGCCGCAGCATTTATAGCTGGGCATCTTGGACACCTTCGCTGCTACGAGATTGCAGATCGAAAGGATGTACCAACTCATAGCCGTCCCCATAGGAACGCCTCGATTCGTGTAGAACGAATCATAATGACGCAATGACTCTCGATCAGACGCAGACATATCCACGAATTGTGGGGCTGATACCAGCTTGGCGATGTCGCGCCAGCCCAGTCCCTCAACTTTCTGGTCGAGCAAAGTCTCCCTCAGGATGAATGCACCCCATTGGTGCAATATATTGTCGGTCGCCTTGGACATATCGGTGGAGTACAAATATCGCTCGCCGATCGACTCCACGTTATCGTCCAGGGATTCATCCTGAAGAATTTCCCGCGAACCCTTCAACTTCTTCAAAATGTCGAGGAAGAGGGTGTGGACGGTCCTTGCTCGGACCGACCTCACAACCTCATTAATCGTAGCGACGCGGACCTTATTGCCTCGTTCTGGCATAAAGCCCAGGCGAGTTTTGTCGCAGTCGCTATCATGTTCGCGTTTGAACGCCCACTTCAGTCGACCAACTCTGTTGGCTGAAGCGGGACACATATTTTTAGGTCGCCAGCGACGTTCAGAACTTTGAACACTGGCGTTTGCCTTTAG